GTGATCGTTCCGGCCGCCATCTGGTTGGCCGTGATCGTGTTCGCCGCTATCTGGTTGGCGGTGATGGTGTTGGCTGCGAGCCGGTCGCCCGTGATCGAGCCCGCCAGGATCTGGGTAGCCGTCAACGTCCCGGCGGTGATCTTCGAGGCGTCCAGCGATCCGGCTGCGATGCGCGCGGCGTTGAGCGTGCCGACGTTGATCTTGCCCGCGTCGAGGTCGGCGATCTTGGCGTTGTTGATGGCCGCGTCGGCGATCTGTGCGTTGCCGATGGCGCCGTTGATGATCTTCGCCGAGCCGATCGTGGCGTCGGCGAGCTGCGTGCCGGTGACCGCGTTGTTGGCGATGTTCGTGGTGCCGACGGCCAGGGCCGCCAGCTTGCCTGCCTCGACAGCCCCGTTGGCTATGTTCGCGGCCAGGACGGCGTTCGCCGCCAGCTTGGTGTTGTCGATGGCGCCGACCGCGATCTTCGCTGCCGTCAGTGCCCCGTCGAGGATGTCCTGGGCGAGGGCCTGCTTGGGCGTGGCCGAGTTCGAGCCGGACGGGGCCGAGGCGACGCCGACCTTGGAGTAGGCGATCAGCCGGTAGTAGTAGGCGTTGGCGTAGTTCTGGATGGAGTCGTACAGGAAGTCCTGACGGGGCAGCGTCCCGATCACCACAGGGTTGGTGAACCCCGCGACGGTGTCCCGCTGCACCTGCACGTGGGAGAAGATCGCGGGCATCGCCGTGCCGGTGCTGTCCTTGCCGTCCCAGGTGACCCGCAGGCCTCCGAGTACGCCGAGGACCGCCGGGGCGGAAGGCACGGGCGGCGGGGTCGTGGACGACGCGGACGTGATGTGCGCGGAGGCCCACAGCGAGACGTTGCTGGAGTTGTCGACTGCCTGTACGCGGACCGTGACGTCCGCGCCGGTATGAAGTCCGTCTAGGACAACGAGCGTGTCCTTTGTGCTGAGTCCTCCGGACCAGTTGTTGCCGTCATAGGAGAACTGGAGGAGGTAGTGGGACAGGTCGGTGAGGTTGGTCCCGTCCTGGTTCTCCGTCGGCGCGGTCCAGCCTGCCGTCACGCGGGCCTGCGTCGCTCCCTCGTCGGTGACGTACTGCACCGTGGTGAGGTTGAGCGCGGTCGGCTGCTTGGGCGGCAGCGCGTCGAGGCCGGCGGGCAGGTCACCGACTGCGTCCTGGACGGCCTTGATGCCGAGCGGTGAGTAGACCGGCTTGGTGATGTCTCCGCCGGAGAACTGCACCCACAGCGTCTGGCCGGTCGCCGGCACCGTGTTGGTCGGGGATGACGGGACTGCCCAGGCGCTCTCGGCGCTGCCCAAGACCTGCGGTATCAGCATCGTCACCCGCGCCTCATTCAGCGGGTCCTGGTTATTGGCGACGCTACCCCGGTACATGCCGAGGCACGGCTCAGCCGACATTGATGTCCTCCAGAAGGCTCGACTCCCAGAACTGCTTGTTCCTCAAGACAGCGGGGATCGTGTCGAATTTGAAACGCTTATTCGCGTCACTTCGGAATGTTACTGCGTAGGGTTGGTCCCTTTCTGCATCGACAGTTGTCGTGAAGAGCAGCCCGGAGTTATCCCTGCTCCGGTTTATGACGTGCTTGGTCCCCGTGACCATCCAGCGCCCTTGCCGGTCCGAGGAAACCGAGCCACCGGAAATACCGATCAGCGTTCCCGGAGACACCTTCGAGGTGCCGTAGACCGTGGCCTGCATGGTGATCCAGCCCTGCGAGGCGAGCGTGCGCGCCTCCATCAGGGCCTGCGCGTCGGCGTAGTTGTCGACCGCCCGGGACGTCGTGATTGTGTTGAGGAACGAGGACGCTCCGGTTTTCGCCGTCGAAGTCGCCTGAATGACCCGGCCGGTCTTCGCGTCCAGTCCGGAAATGGCCGACGTGCCCGTGGTCCCATTCGAGCGGGGGACCATCGTGCCCGTGAGAATCGTCAGATCCTGGAGGGTGTCGAACTGGCCCGGCCGCTGGCTCTTCGTGAATACAGGAATGTCCTGCGCCTTCTGCCCGAGAAGCAGTGTGCGCGGGTCCAGGAAGTAGAGCGTCGCTCCTTCCACCCAGAAACGGAAACCTGTCTCGGCGGCGAGGTCGCTGACCAGTTTGAAATCGGACTGGCCCGACTGTGCCCAGTACGTGAGGCGTCGCGCTGAGGGAGAGATCACGGTACGCAGCCCGTTCTCCCGGCCCACCTGCCGCACGATCGACGTGGGGCTGACGTTCTTCCACGAGCGCGTGCGCTGTGTGTTCATGGGCAGCGACGTCCCGATGCAGATGTACCGGGTCACCACCGTCTGGTTGGCGGAGGACGCCATCACGCTGGAGTGGTGCACGTACCCGTACCAGCGGGTCATGTCGTTCGGGGAGCGGCCGTAGTCGAGTACCACGGGAGCCAGCTCGGCGTACGCGGTCCTGCCCACGGGCATGGTCACGTCGATGATGGCCATGGCGTGCACGCCGTAGCCTTCGCGGACCTCCACGCGGGAGATGTAGTCGGTGACCCGGCTGGCTCCGATGGCCAGCCGGGTGACAGGGGGCTGCTCAGACACTGGGGATCCTGACGATCAGGCCCGGGGTGATGACCGTCCAGTCCATGACCTCGGGGTTGGCGTCGGCTATGTGCCACCACATGCGTGCGTCGCCGTAGTGCTGCCGGGCGAGCAGGTCGATGCGGTCGGCCGAGGTCAACTGGTGGTAGGTGAAGTTGAAACTCCACTCGCGCTGCTGGCCCGGTACGACGGTCAGGTTCGTGCCCCGGCTGGACGCGACGAGGGTCAGGTTGGAGTCCGCGTACCGTGAGTTGTTGGTGATCACCGGCCGCCCTTTCCGCTCTTGGCGGCCTGCTGGGAGGCAGACAGTGGGTCGCCCCAGTTCGAGGCGCGGGGGCCGATGAATCCGGGCTTGGCCTCGTACCGGTTGCCGCCCGTCGGGGTCGGCAGCAGCGTCACGGTGATCGTGACCTGGCAGCGGGAGGGGATCATCTCCTGGGTCCAGTGGGTGTACTGGAGGTCCAGCGACTGGATGACGCCGTAGTAGGCCAGCGACGTGCCGATGACCACGTACACGGGCACGTAGGTCATGGGGCCGGCTGGACCGTTGGTGTACTTGCCCTTGTTGAACGCTTCCTTGAAGGCGTCCGCGTCGGCGCTGTTGTCGTCGGTCACCGGCATCGGAGTGGCGATACCGGTGATCTTGTAGAGGGAGAGGATGTCGTAGGCCACGCCGAAGAACGGCACCATCGTTGCCGCCTCGCCATACAGTTTCGACGGGTCCCACAGTTCGTAGGTCCGGTCGAAGAGCAGGCTGAAGGTCAGCGACTGCTGGAGAGGCAGCAGTGTCTGTCCGGCGGTGACGTCGTTCTTGTCGACCGCGTTCGGGTCGGACAGGACGTTGGCGTCGATGCCGTGGGAGATGTTGATGGTGCTCGGGTTGTAGAGGAAGTTGCACCGCTGGCGGGCGCCGTTTACCGGCTTCTCCTGGATGATGAATCCACGGGTCAACTTCTTTCCGCCCGAGCCCGTCACCCAGTCGGTTCCGCCAAGATTCTGCGTGAACGGAATCGAGGTGATCCGAGGGTCGAAGGGTCCGTTGTCGACGATCTTGCTGGCAGCCATTACTCGGCCGCCCAAGTATGAAGTCGGTTCATTAGTTACCTGCCGCGATGAGGTTGATTCGGTTGTCCTCGGCGATGGCCGTCATGATCTGCTGCGCGGCATCACGGGCGGACTGGGAGTCCATGGAGCCCTGCACCTTGACGGTGATGGCGCCGGCGTTGAAGTGCAGGGTGGCCGCACCACCCTTGGTATGAAGCCCGCTGACGCTGGACATGGCGTTGTTCCCGGCCAGGACGCTACGGATGGCCTCGGCCTGGAAGGCGGGGATGATCATCTCGCCCTTGTGGATGCGGGCCGTCTGGTCGACGTCCACGTTGGTGGAGCCGACCGCGTACCCCTTGTAGCCGCCACCGTTGTTCATGCTCTTGATGCCTGGGACGTTCGCGAGCGACCCGTATCTCGAATCCGCGTAGCGCACACCGGCGATGATGTTGTCGACCGGGTTCCAAATGTCCTTGTGCCCCTTGATCGAGTAGTGATTGAACGTCGAGTCGATGGTCTGCATAATGCCCTTGGACGGATGACCGGCCTTGGCATTCGAGTCCCAGTTGTTGATCGCCTTCGGATTACCGCCGGACTCGTGCTGGATCATCGTGTTGACGATCCGCTCATTGGACTTCGAGTCCTTCTTGATGATTCCCAGGGCGGTCTTAATCCACGTCGCGACGCTTCCCTTGGGCATCGCGCCGGAAGGTGCGCCGTTGTCCGAGGAGTCCTTCGAACCCTGGCCGGAGCCCACGCCGGAACCGACGTTGGCCGCGCCGATCGAGGAGACGCCGGCCGCGATGGCGTCGACTTCCTCGGTGGACCCGTAGGCGCCGACGTCTCCGCCGAAGCCCATGGTGGACAGGCGGTTGTCGCTGGAGCCGGCCTGGTTCTCGCCGTCCCCGCCGGTGATGTCGCCGAGGTTGCCGACCGCACCCAACACCCGCACGGCGTTGGTGAACTCGCCCGGCTTGAAGGACCGCACGCGGACGTTGGCACCTGTGTGGGGCGCCTCGATGATCCTCCCGTTACCTATGCACATCACGACGTGGTGCGCAGGGTTGCCGTTGAAGAGCAGGTCGCCCGCGCGGACGTCGCTGAGTTTGACCTTCTTCCCGGCCTTCTGCTGCTGCGCGGCCGTACGGGGAAGGGAGACGCCGATCTGCCGGAAGGAGTACATCAGCAAGCCCGAGCAGTCGAAGCCCGTCTTCGGGCTGGCGCCGCCCCACTTGTAGGGGGTACCCAGGTACTTCATCGCGATCTTGATGACGGCAGCGGCCGTCTTGCCCGCGCCCTGCGTACCGGTCGCCTTCACGCTGGAATTGCCCGTGCCGCTGGCCGCAGCCGGACCACCCGAAGCACCACCGGCACCACCGAAGGCGCCGAAGGCACCGATGCCCGCACCGATCACACCACCGACGGCAGCACCGATACCGGTACCGATGACCGGGACGACGGAGCCGATTGCGGCACCTGTCAGCGCACCGGTGCCAGCGTCCACGGCCACGTGGCCCCACTTGTTGCCAGTCGAGCCCTTCTTGCTGACCTTGTCGACCAACTGGCCGCCGAAGTGGTGAGTGCCCAACGCGGCCACGCCAAAGACGCCGGCGGTGCCCAGGGCAGCGGCGGACAGGTCAAGTGCACCGGCCGCACCAGCCCCTCCCAGTGCGCCTCGGGCGGCGCCCAGGAGGCCGCCTCCGCTGCTGCCGCCCATGCCGGCGAGGCGGCCGACCGAAGCCAGGCCGCGCATGGTTCCGTACGCGCCGATGCCGGTGCCGATGCTGGAGCCCAGCACGGAACCCGCGCCACCACCCCAACCCATGGCGTCGGACACATGCAGCGTCTTGAGGACGCTCTGAAGCCCGGTGGAGAACATGTCCAGGTACTTCGTCGCGGTCTGAAGTCCGCTGGTGAAGCCGTCGTTCTCGTTGACGTCCTGGTTGCGCAGGGTTCCGGCGCGGGTCATCAGGGTGTTGGCGGTCGAGCCACCGATCCCCCACTTGCCCAACTGGCCCTGGGCGGAGTTCTTCGCCTCCTGGGTCTTGCCGTTGTCACGCTGGTTGGCGGTGCTGACGTAGGCCTGGGCAGACGCCCCGTGGGTCTGCGCGAGCATCATGCCCTTGAGTTCGCCCTTGACCAGTTCGAGGGTCTTGGGGTCCATGCTCCGGGCGAGGGAGACCATGACACCGGAGTTCGGGTTGTCGAGCGTCCCGGATATCTGCTCAGGCGTCTTGATGCTCTTCAGCGACGGCCACCGCTGGAGGACCTGCTGGGCGATCTGTCGCGGGGTCTGCTTCTGGCCGCTCTTGATCGTCTGAATGCCGATGGCCTGGTTGGCGTAGTACGAGCCGGCGGTCCACGCTGCGGCCGTGCCCTGAGCACGTGCCTGCTCGGACATCCCCGGGTTCATGTAGCCCGAGGTGCCCTTGACGTAGTTCCACTGCTGGTTGAAGGAGGACGAGCCCGACGACAGGCCGGTCCGGCCCAGGGTGCTGTAGGCCTGCGCGGCGTCCTGGGTGGACTGCGCGGTGAAGTTGTTCTTGAAGGCCTGGTCCCGCAGCGTGTGCCAGGACGAGGAGGAGCCCTGTGCCGCCTGGTAGGCGGTGGACTGCATCGTGACCTGGTCGGGCAGGATCTTCTGGCCCCACGAAACGACCCCGGTCAGGCCCTTCTTGAGGGTGTACTGGGAGGGCCGGCCGCCGTTGTTGCCGGAGCCACCGCCGAGCCGTGGGGTGTTCGTGCCACCGCCACCGCCGTTGGTGCTGCCCTGGCCGCCGTTGTTGGTCGCACCGCCGCCCTGGGAGCCGGTGCCGGAGAAGGTGGCACCGCCACCGTTGCCGTTGCCAGCAGGTGTTCCGGTGCGTCCCTGGCCGCCGTTGGACCGGCCGTGGGCGTAGTTGCTGGTGCCGTTCCACACGTCGCCGAGCGCCAGGCCCAGGCCACGGGAGCGGGACATCTGCCCGACGCCGGTGTTGACGCCCTTGAGACCCTTGTTCAGGTCGTTGATGGTGCGCGTAAGGGCAGAGATCGCGTCCTGGGCGTTGTTCCATCCCAGGAGCGGTCCCTGCCCCGCTGCACTACTGCTACTAGCCATTCTCCGCCTCAGCAATTCGCCTATGTCGCTGCGCCCTGAACCACTTCACCCAGTGAAGACGCTCGCGCACGGTCAACCGGCGAATCTCGCTGAGGCTCCACGCCGGACTTAGTTCGACTAGTTGCTCGTATTCGAAGTACGTGTCGTGGTAGTTACAGGCCCTGAAACAGGTCCCCGGCTCCGATGAAGAGGGGGACCTCCTTTCCGCACGAATCGTGCGTGAACTTGACCTTATTGTACTGAGGGCCGGGCTGCTTTTCCTCAATGGTGTCGAGGATGCGCTGACGGTCGAGGATGCCCATCGAGCGGGCAAAGTCCGGGTTTCCCGTGACGGCGTTTTCGCTGCCGTCCGCCTCGACCACGGAAATGAGAACACGGGAAAGCAGGAGGGTGTTCTGCTCGGAGTCTGTGGCGCGGTCGACGATGGCGAGGATCGCCTCCTGGTCGGCGCCGATGGGGAGACGGACGAACGCCTTGCGGCCCTTGCGCAGTTCGACCTCGAAGACACGCTGGGCGGGGTCGTCCAGGCGCCGGATCGGGATCTCGTCGAGGGTGACGGACAGCCGGAACTCCTCGCCGCAGTGCGGGCAGGAGTACATGTCCCAGACGATCTCGTCGCCGTACGTCGCGCGCCGGATCTCCAGGAGCAGCATGTCGCGGTCGCCGAGGAGCAGGTTGTTGAGCAGGCCGGGGCCGGACTTCTCGTCGCCGACGGAGACCGTGCCGCTGGCGAGCAGGGTGGAGATGAACTTGCCGATGCCGCCGTTGCGGGCCTTGGCGATGGCCTCCTCATCGGCGCCTGTCAGTTCCCGGACCTCAGCGTCGTAGCGTGCGTTGTCGAGGTCGCCACCCGAAACGTAGCCTCCCGGCAGGCGGAACTGGCCACCTGCCGGGAGGGCGATCTCGGGCTTAGCGACCTCGGCACCCTCGGAGAGCAGCCGCGAAATGGCGGCATTCGCTGCGCCAGGATTGGAGAGAGGGCTGGAGAACCCCTCGGTATGAAGGTCGTTAGCCACAGGTATTTACTCCTAGTCGAGTCGGTCGAATCCGCTATTAGAAACTAACGGAAGAGGCACCGACACTGTTAGCCAACTTGAACTCGAAGCCCTCGTGGGCGAGGGTCATCTGCTGGACGATGATGGCGTTGGCGCCGGCGTCCAGGTCCGAGAAGGCGACCGCCGTGGGCCAGGCGTTGTAGACGCGGAATGCAGCCTTGGCGGGGGTGTTGCCGGAAGTGACCGGGTGGTCGAGCACCTTGATGTCGACCATGTGCCGGAATTCCGAGCCGGCCTTTCCGTTTCCGGTGCCCTGGATAACGGTGAACAACTGCCGCATCCAGTCCATCATCTGGCTGTCGCCGACGGCGAGACCCTTGGACAGCGTGATGGGGGCGAAGTCGCTCTGCCCTGGCATTTTCTGGGTAGTTGTGTTCATACCGCCCTCGCGGTATGGAATCACCTCGGTCGTGACGTTCAGGCCCGAAACGGACATGAAGCCCATGCGGGCGAAGCCCTTGATGCCGGGGTGCTGGATCTGGACCTGGAACTTGAAGTTCCGGAGTGGGTCCGTGGCAATGTGCCCGACGGTGGGCGAAGTCGTAGCCATCAGTGGGTTACCTCTCAGGAAGTGGTCGTGGAGTCGGTGGCGGAGGAACCGCCGGAGAACTGGCCGATCTCGATGACGATGAACTCCGCCGGCGTCTGGAGGGCGACACCCACGGAGATGTTCACGACGCCATTCGCCACGGACGCGGGGGTGTTGTTCGTCGAGTCACAGACCACGAAGAACGCCTGGTCCGGGGTGGACCCGGCCAGCACACCCGTCTGCATCAGGGTGAGCAGGTACTGGGAGATAACGGCGTTGACCTGGTCCCACAGGATCTGGTCGTTGGGCTCGAACACCGCGAACCGGGTGCCGTCCAGGAGGCCCTTCTTGATCAGCATCAGGGACCGTCGGACCGACACGTACCGGTCCGGCATGCCGACGCTCAGGGTGCGGGCGCCGTAGATGACGAAGCCGGAGCCGGGCAGGGACTTGATGACGTTGATGCCCGCGACGTTCAGGGCGTCCTGGTCCGCGTTGGCGAACCGGAACTGCACGTCCAGGACACCGCGCAGGATGGTGTCGATACCGGCCGGTGGCTTCTGCACACCGCGCGAGGCGTCCATGCGGCTGTACTGACCGAGCACCGCGCCACCCGGAGGCAGCAGGCGGGCCGAGCCGGAGGCCGAGGTGGCCGGGTCGCTGACGATCAGCCAGGGGCCGTAGATCGCCGCGTGCGAGGACGCGCGTATCGCGGAGCCGCCCGTGGACATGCCCTGGAGGCTCAGCGCGTAGGAGTGCGCGGTGTCGGCGTTGGTCGCCTTCTGGCCGTCCACCACGACGAAGACCGTTCCTCGGTCCTCCGCCCACTGGATGATCGGGTTGATCACCGTGGCGTCCGTGATGCCGGGGACGTTGAGAACGAGGTTGTCCTCGACGATCTCCAGCCGCTGGGCCGCAGCGCTCAGGTCGATCTGGCCGACACCGTCCGCGCCGCCGATCAGCGGCACACCCGTCTGTACGGCCGGAGCGTGATTGGCAGCCCACGCGGTGAGGAGGAGGCTCTCGACCTGGACGAACGACGAACCGGTCACCGGGGAGTTGATGATCGCCGTCGCGTTGCGGGAGTCAGCCGGGTCCAGGGAGACGTCCGGGAAGCGCTCCTTGAGGAAGGCCGCCGTGGAGCCGCCGACGTACACGAACAGGTCGAAGCGGCCGGCGCCGGAGGTGCCCGCGACGATGTCGACGAAGACCGTGTTCCCCCAACTGCCCGGGGAGATGGCCTTGATCTTGAGGGTGTCCTTCGCGGTGGTCTCGGTGTCCTTCAGGGTGACGGAAGCCGCCACCGCGTCCGACGCCGCAGCGCGCACGATGTAGGCCGAGTTGCCGCCGTTGTTGAAGAACTCGTAGACGGCGAACGGGAGCAGGTCCGAGGTGTCGCCGAAGTCGCCGTAGGTGGCGACGTACTGCGAGTACGACGAGACCAGCGTGGGAGCGAGCGGGCCGCCCTGCTTGCAGGTGCCGACGAACGCCGCGACGGACTCGCCGGGAGTCGTCGCCGTCTGTGCGAGCGGGGTGAGCGTCTCCCCGATGTAGACACCGGGCCGCTTGTAGACAGTCATCTGGGTATCTCCTGATTGGGTGATTTCCTGGGGCTACGAATTAGTTTTCCGGTGTCTGTGGTGCAGTTACGTCTTCCATGTAGTACTCGAAGTCCAGCGCCACGGTCTGAGCCTTCACATAGCGTGCGACCGTCGCCGGGAGCATTTCGCTGGAGACAGAGATCAGGTATTCGCGGCGGAACAGCCGCTTTCCATCCGAGTCGCGGGTGTCGACCATCTCGGGACCGCCGAGAAGGTCCAGGCGCCGCACGGTTCCGTCTTCGGGAATTTCCAGAAAGCCGAACCGGGCCGGCAGCCGGTCGCGCTGCGCGATCAGCGAAGCCAGCACGATGTCGTGCTCCGCGAGGCGGGTGAAGACGATGACCCGGTAGCGCAGGTCGTAAGGGATCGGGTACTCGACCACGTACGGCGACTTGGTGACGTCGTAGGACGGGGAGTCCGGGTTCCACCACGGCTCGGTGCCTTCGGGAGCGTAGGGAAGCCGCACGTAGCCACGGTGTTCGCGCTCGTCGGCCTTCTCCATGCCCGCGTGCTCGATGACGATCAGCGGGAAGGTCTGCTGCGCCAGCTCGCTTTCCGGCACGCGGTAACGCACCGGGACAGGACGTCCAGCCGGTGCGTTCGCGTCAGTGACGGAGAGGCCCTGGAGTTTCGCCTTTACGGCGCGGTCCTCATTGATGAGCCATGGCATGCAGCGGGCCTCGCGGGATCTCAGAAATGCGGAAGTCTTCCGCCATTCAGGATCCCAAGAAAGCCGGTGAAGTTTGTAGTCAGGACTTCTGGGACCAGCGCGCGAACTGCGCGTCGTTGACCAGCTCGTCCGGTTTCATCTGTACGCATTCCATGCCGACGATGATGTCCCTGTTCTGGATCTGCCCGAGGACAGAAATGGAGGACACCCGAAATACCGAGTCGTCGTAGATGATCCGGTCGGTCAGGTAGCGCTGATGGTCGATGTCCTGGTCGGAGAAACCCATCTTCCGCAGCGCATCGAACGACGCGGTGACGGAGAGGTTGTCGACCGAGTAGAGACCCTGGGTCGTGTCCTGCGCGGGGCCCTGGTTGTGGACGACGTGCAGGGCCGGGATCCGGTAGGGACCGACGAAGATCCTCCCCTGGCCCGTGCCCTCGTCGTACAGGTCGTCGCCGGCCGGGTCGGCGTGGGAGAAGCGGTAGTACTCCACCCGCTCGCCGACCTCCGTCTGGCGCCCGCGCAGGGTCGCCATGATGTCCGTGGTCTCGTAGTTGGCGTTGAACCGGCCCTGGGTCTTCCAGTCGAGCCGGCCCATCAGAAGCCCCATCCGCCGTACATGGGCGAGGGCACCCCGGACTCGTCGTCGTTCTGGTGGCCGGGGCCGATGGGTGGGAGCACCCGCTGCGGCAGGGAGTGGTCGTCGTACTCGCGCTCGCGGAAGATGGGCACGAGCCGGCCGGTCGTACGCGAGACACGGCGGAGGTTGGTGACCTCGATCGAGTACAGGCCGACGCCCAACTTCTCGCACAGCGTCTGGTACCGCTCGGTGAGCATGCCGATCTGCGTCTGGATCTGGGCGAAGCGCTGGCCCCGGTCGACGGACGTGCCGTCGGAGGTCTGCACGTTGATGTCGGTCGCCGCGTCCGTGGACAGTGCCCACATGGCTTCGGTCGTGGCCAGCAGGACGACCAGCGCGTCCTCCTCGGGCGGCAGGTTGTCGATGCCGACCGGGGCCTCGTCGTACTTGATGAAGCCGTTGCTGTCCTTGTACCGGGTGGAGATGGTCCGGCCCCGGTTGTGCTGGGCGACGGCGTCGTTGATGTAGATGTCCAACTCATCGTCGGAGAACAGGCCGTAGGACGCGCCGGACACCAGCAGCAGCGCATCGAGCGCCAGCGGCTGGGTCAGGTCGAGGATCCCGTTCAGTTCGTCCAGGACGAAGTCGGCGGGGGTGCTCAGCGTGGTCTGCGAGCCCCCCGAGATATGAAGCACTTCCACGCCGGTCACGTTGTTCGCGCTCAGTTCGTACTGAACGACGTCCCCTGTGCCCCGGATGGTGTCGCGGAACGGCTGGAGCCGGTCGCCCAGCTCGCTGCGTACCCGCGTCCGCAGGTCTTCGAGAGTAGCCATGCCGCGACTTCCAATCAGGCGTTCAGGGTGAGGGCGCCGGCCGCGATCTGAAGCGACTCGTTCGTGGCGGCCTGCAACGGGCCGTCGATGGGCCACGTGTAGATGATCTGGCCGGCCGTGCCGGAGACCGTGGTGACCAACGCGGCGAAGGACGCGGCGTCCGTCATGTCGGCGGTGAACGGCCCGTAGAACAACAGGGCGTTGTTGGCCGTGACCTTCGTGACGCCGGCCGGGGCCGTCCAGGTCACCTGCTGGCGTGCGTAACCGGCGGTCGTGATCTCCGACATCGTGGTCATGCTGGCCGCGCTGCCGTCCTCGGGCGTCGGGTCAGCAGTCAGCAGCGCCAGGTAGGTGGAACGCGGCGCGGTGTAGGCGACGGCCCGGCCGGTGAGGAAGTCCAGGGCATTCGCTGCCCAGACAGGGTTCGTACCGGCCATCAGGCATCAACCTTCTTGAACATGCGCAGGAAGTCGGACAGGTGGAGCGAAAGGTGCCGTACGGCCTTGCCGGGAGCGTGCGCACCCTCGTCGGTGATGACGTGGGTGTCGTGCTCGTGGGCCAGGAGCACCGAGTCTTCGCCTGCGTGGCCGATGCCAGCGGTGCCGACCGGGTGGACCTCGACGACGGACACCACGGAGCCGGTGGGAAGGTGACCCAGTCCGGCTCCGTGGCCCTCGGCGTTCTCCAGCACGTACGACTCACCCGGTGCGGGCGCGGTCTTCACGAGTGAAGTGGTCTTCATGAGTTAGGTCTCCTTGGACCGTCAGTGCCAGATGTAGCCGAGAGAGTCGAGGTGGTCGTACAGGGCCTTCGGGGCCCGGTAGCGCACGCCCTCCTCGAAGTCGAAGTGGTTGCCGTGGCCGTAGGTCATGTTCTCCAGCGAGGTGTTGACCCTGAACTCGCGCATCGGGGTCTCGACCTCGACGGCGTCAGCGACCTCGACCGGGGCCGGGGCCGGCGCAGGAGCGGTGTCCCGGGGGACCACGTCGTGGACGGTCTCGTCACGGTCGGCCGCAGCGGCTGCGTTGATGAGCGAGATCTCGTTCTCCCGCTGCTTCAGTTCCTCGGCGTGCTCCTTGGCGAGGGCGGCCTTGTTGCGGCCGGTCAGATCACCGGGACGGGCGACGTTACGTGCAGGCATTTGTTTCTCCGGGTTCGGGACTCATGTATGTGAGGCGGTACTACTTTAACGAGGAAGGGGAGCGGTCCTGGTAATCCAGAAACCGCTCCCCTAACCTTCAGGATCGCGTGACCGCGAATACCAACTAAGCCATCAGACAGGCTGAGAGATTAGTTGGTCTCCGCGATCAGAACGGCCTGGTCGGTGATGAGGCCGAGGCCCCAGATGGCGTACCAGGCAAGCGCGTGCTCTCGTCCGAAGTCGAGAATTCCGCCGTCGCGCAATTCCACCGGGAGGGAGATCGCGTGGCCGAACGCATTGTCGCCCAGGAAGATCGACTGGTAGACGGTCTTGCTGGAGGCGTTGGTGACCTGCTTGACCTGCGTGGTCTCGATGAAAACCACGTCGTTGAGGCGGCCGATTTCGCCGAGCATGAAATTGCCGGGGGCCGCGTACTTGGTGACCTCAATGAACTCAGGATCATCGCGCAACTTGCGGCTCTGGTGCGGGTGGACGAAGCAGACATAGGTCTCGCCCAATCGCGGGACATTCTTCGTCGCCAACGTCTCGACCGCGTCCTTGACGAGCGCGGAAGTGAAGTGGAACGTGCCGTCCAGGGAATCCGTGGACGTGCCCGCAGTGCCCGGGGCGTAGACACCCATGCCGGTCTGCGCGCCGACGGTCGCGTACTTGTTGTAACCCCAGATCTTCGAGGAGGCCTGGAGCAGGGTGTCCCTCGCGGACTGGTCCAAGTAGAGAGCCATGTTGCGTCCGAGCAGGCGCGATGCGCTCGCCATGACGTCGTCGAAGGACGCGTTCAAGAGCAACTCGGAGACGGCGACGGCGTAGCCGTGCTCGGCCACGGTGATGGAGAACTGCGAGGCCGACAGAGCGTTGGTCTGCATCCGGACGCCTTCGACCAACTGCGAGGCGGCACCCAGGTTGTTGTAACGCATGAAGTTGATCGTCAGACCAGGCTGAACGCCCAACTCCGTCTTCTTCACAGCGAACTGTTCGAAGCGAAGAATTGGCATGGACTGGAACAAGATTTCCTTGCTCCAAATGGTCTGGATGGCCGCACCGAGGGTGCTGTTGGCGCCCGAGTAGTTCGTCGGAGAAGCCGACAGGTTCGGGGTACCAGTGATCGCGCTTGGCATACTTGGATTTCCTTAGTTACGGGTACTCGACCGAATTACGAGTACAGACCACGCTGGTTCTGGGCTGCCTGACCGACGCCCAACTGGCCCCGAATCTTGGCGTACTCCGACATCGGCATGTCGCGGAGGTCAGAAAGGGAGTACGACTTGTGTCCCGGATCAGAGTCCATAGGTCCGGTGGTGGAATAGCCGGTGGGGCTCACACCACGCATGGAGGCACGCTGCTGAATAGCGGCCTGCTGGACCGATTCCAGAATAGCGGCTGTCTTCGCCTTGGCTGTAGCGATGGAGTGCTCGACCTCGTCCGGCGTATTACCGGAAACGTAGTCGAGAAGTTCGGGAGCGATATTCTCGCTCTCCTCGCCGACGCGCTTCTGGATGTACGTCTGGAGGTTGTTGAACTCCTGCTCCTTGGCGAACAGGGTGCGCTCCTGCTCCCGCTCGCGCTCGAACTGCTCGAAGCGGGAGGTCCACTCCTGCTCCTTCTGCGCGAGAAGGTCCTTCGCGGACATGTCCTGCTCGGCCAGCGAACGGGCCTGAGCCTCCACGTCCTTGAGGCGCTGCTCCTCGACAGCCTGCGCGGCCTCGCGGGCCTTGCGCTGCTCTTCGATCTCGGCGAGGAAGCGGCTGTTCTGCTCCTCGATCTTCGAGATCTTGCCGTACAACTTGTCCTTCTCTTCCTGCCGAGCGCGCGCGATGTCCTCGGCGGAGAACCGGGGTTCGGCAGGGGTCTGCGTGGCGGGCGGCTCGACGACAGCGGCCGGCACGACGATGACGGGGTCGCCACCTTCACCGGGCTGCGGAGCACCACCCGCGATGGGGAAGATCGGACGGCCATCCTTGCGGTAGCCAAGTACGGTCTGAGCGGGCAGCGATATGCCCTGGGTATGAAGCGACATGCGCTCTCGACTCCTAGTCGGTCTGGGTGTCCGGGTCTCGGCGTAGTCCGGCCCGTGGGCCATACGCCTGTGTCACGATTTCGTTAGTCATTTTCTGAATCTCGGACGCGGAGACAGTGCCGAGGTCGACACCACCGGGAAGCGTCACCGGATTCGGACCCGCAGGCTGATTGACGGGGTTGCCATCCGCATCAGTTTGCGGTGCAGGCGCCTCCGCCCCTTCAGGCGGCATTCCCGTCAGTTGCAGAATAGTCGAATCGATCTGCGCCTTTAGCATTCGCAGTGCGCCCTGCTGCTTGGCGTCCTCGATCTGCTCCTCGAAGATCTCGCGGACCTTCTCGTCCGGGAACTCCTCGCCCAAGTCGTGGAGGGCTCCGCGCATGGACTCAAGGCCCATGGACATCTTCGCCTGGATCTCGTTCAACTTGATGAGGGTGTCGACCGGGAGAGGTGCCGGCCATTCGCACTCGGTGAAGTACGCCATGGGGTCGAGAACGTCAACCATCAGCGGCTGGTCGTCCTTCATGATGCCCTCGGTGGAAGGGTCGTACAGCCGGGTCTCCGGCTCGAAGGTGAACAGCGTCTTGAGGATCAGTTCGTTGACCTTCTGAAGGCCTACGGAGTACTGCATCTTCTTCTGGTCGTATCGGGACATCATCGGCCGGTACATGATTGCCAGAGCCACGCCCGACGTATTCGACGCGGGCTGCATCTGACCGAGTGCCGTTTCCGGAACGCCCGTGAGTTCGTGCATGGAACGCTTTAGCATCTCCAGGTACGACAAAGGCCCCTGGATGTCGACGCCATTCTCCAGATTGAACACTTGAGCGTCCTTGGGAAGACCCCCCCACACCTTTCGGGGACCCTTCTCCAAGTTACTCGCTTTGGCGCCCGTAATGATCGTGACCGGGGCTGCGTGGTAATTGATGATGTCGCTGATGTCGGTCGCCTTTTCGTTGTACTCACGATTCAGGCTGATGATGTCGGCGATATCAGAAAGACCCCACGGTGAGCCGCTGACCTGCGAGTTTGCGATGTGGACCACGGGTATGAGGCCCAGCGGATTCGGGCGGGAGTCGATCAGTTCGTCATTGAGATATTCCTCAATGGTGGAATCCGTAAGGACCTCGACGTACGTGTAGACGGAGCGTGTCCCGTCCTCGCTGGTAGCCCAGAAACGGTACTTCAGTTTGAAGCGGATGAGCCGGTCCCTGTCGTGGGGGTGCCACTCCGGGAAGCAGAATGCGGAGTTGAGGGGAAGAATGCGTACACGCCCAGGCTGCTCTTGTCCCAGGTCATCTTCGAATGCGGGCTGATACGCGACCTTCACAAAGACGTCGCCACTGACGCCGCCTTGCTGTCCCATCTCCCAGAGCAACTGCTCCTTGCGGTTGTCTACCTCCCACGCCCTCTTCAGGAGGGTGGGGATGATGTGCTCGTACTGCTTCACGCTCTTGAAGTGGACGCCGCGTCCGAACGTGAAGTTGTTGATGTAGTCGGCGAAGGCCTTCACGTAGTTGAACGTGATCTGCGCTTCTCCAGCCTCGCGGCGGTATCCCCAGTGGTGGCCCAAGTAGTATGCGAAGTTCTGGGAATAGCGGTTGAGGCGCGGGCCGTGAACTTCAAACTCCTCGTCGGCCAGTTCGACCAGGCCGAGAGGCGAGATCGACACAGTGAGGTCTGATCCCGAAGCCCGCATGCTGGGGCTTGCGAATGAAATGGCACCGCTCATGGAAAAGGTTCTCCGACTCAGATTTCGATGACGCGCGTCGGCTTCAACTGCCGGGTCTCGCGCTTGGCCTTGGCGCGGCTCTCGAAGGGATCTCCGCGTTCGATGACGTCGCCGCTGGGGAGGACCTCGTGCAGGACGTAGTGACGCGCCTTGCCGCCGTCCTCGGTCTCTACGGGAATTCCACGAACCACGTAGCGTCCGTCGATGAGGCTCTTCCCGACCGTCTCGCCCTTTTGAAGCGGCAGGCGGGGAAGAACCTCATCGAAGGACGCGCGGGGAGACCTGCGGCGGTCGTTGAAGGCGACCACGTGGATCAGTCCTCGACGACGGCCGGCGACTGGCGCTCGTAGCGGGCGCCGTTGCGGACGACCTCTTCGTAGCGGACGGCCGCGTAGTCGGAGAAGGAGCCCTGGGCGAACTCACCGAGGTAGGTGGGTGCCTCGACCCAGGAGGCGGAGCCGACGTGGACGCGCTCGGCCATGGTCTCCTGCGGGGACTTCTCGTAGACGTTGGCGTTGTGGTTCGGCCGGCCCGGGGCGGTGATGTAGCCCTGGAGGACACCCTTGGTGAACTCGTTGGGGACATCCGTGTCGGTCGCGACGCCCTCCTCGAACCTCAGAGGACCGCGCCGTACAGCGTTGTCGGCGAGCTTCCGCTCGTAGACCGTGCCGACACGCTCCTGAAACTGCGGGTCGGGTGCGAGATTTCCAGCCATTCCGTAATCCTCTTCCGATAGCGAGGTAGCGATACCAGCGTATGAGGATTACGGAATCGGATGTTAATAGCGATAGTCAGGAAAGGCCTGCCCAGACGGTGCCGTTCGCAACGTTGGTAATGCTGCCCACCGTGATAGACGCGGGCAGGGCCGCCAGCGCGGATCCGTAAGCGCCGAATCGGTAGTTGGCAGCCGTCAGGTTCACGTTGGTGACACCGGTAACGGCGTTGCTGCCTCGGGCGACGCCCGGCATGGTCGTGCCGGCCGACACCAGGAACGCCACCCAGTACGCGCCGGGGGCGAGAGAGCGCGAGGAACCCATCGCGGCCGACTTCACACCGGTCGACGTCATGGACGATGACAGGTCGGTGCTCTGGTCGACCAGCACGCCGGCCGCCGTATACAGGCCCACGTAGGTGCCGGAGAGCCCGGCGCCGACGTTCGTGACTGCGTACCAGAACGTGGAGACGGTCTTCGTGCTGCGCAGGAACACCTTGGACAGTGCCAGCGCACCGGAGGAGAGGGTGACGCCGGTCGGGTTGCAGGTGGCCGGGTCCTGGGTCCAGGTGGCCAGTCCGTGGTCGGCGGGTATGGCGAAGCCGACCGAGGGCAGGTCCAGTGCGGAGACATCGGCGGCGGTGAGGGTGATGCTCGCGCCGGTCTTGCCGTTGACCGTGGTCGGGTTTCCCTGCGGCCCGGTCGCTCCGGTCGCTCCGGTCGCTCCGGTCGCACCTTGCGGGCCGGCATCTCCCTGGGGGCCTTGGATGCCCTGGAGGCCTTGCGCGCCGGTGTCGCCCTTTACGCCCTGGGGGCCGGTCGCTCCGGTGTCTCCCTTGGGGCCCTGGGGGCCGGGCACGGTGGAGTCGGCGCCGGCAGGACCCTGGGCACCCTGCGGGCCGGTCGCGCCGGGCGCTCCGGTGTCGCCCTTGAGTCCCTGCAAGCCCTGCGGGCCGGTGCTTCCCTGTGGGCCCTGTATGCCTTGCGCTCCGGTGTCACCCTTGACTCCCTGGATGCCCTGCGGGCCGGCCACACCGGTGTCACCCTTGAGGCCCTGCGGCCCGGGGTCGCCCTGGATGCCCTGCGGGCCCGCCGC